CCTCACCTTTTAATTATTCCAAAATCACTACACCGCAAGGCTGATACCCCGCCATACTGCTGGGCGGTAACGGCAAAACTGAATACATAAAAATAGGACTTCCGAAGTCGGCACATGACCTCGGAAGCCCTTATTTCAAGCCTTTTTCGGCGGCTTTTGCCCCGGAGAGGGCTTTTTCTTTTGTATCAAAATCAGCAGGAACATAGAAATAATCATACCGAGTTTGATACAAAGCAGAGGAATAATTAAAAAGTGTGCTTTTGCGGTGTAAAAATCGGGCTTGCAGTGTAAAATAGGCACTGTAACTGCCCGGTTATTTTTTGCAAAAAGATACCCCTCACTGCCGTAGTTGGCAATGAGGAGATTTTCTGTTTATGCTCGAATTTCTTGCCCATCCTTAAAAGCAAACCGCACATCATCTCTGGCATAGACTGTTACATAATCCACCAGCCCGCACCAGAGGGCAGGGTCAAATTTATCCATCAGGTCAGCTTGCGCCAGCGTGTCCAGAAAGGCTTCGATTGCCGCCCGTCTGGATTTCTTGTCTGCAATGGCGGCTTCAATTTCCTCCAGCCGTGCTTTTGCGGTGTCGAATCGGGCGGTGAGACTGTCATAGCGTTTCTGATATTCCGTCTGGTCGAGTGCCATATGAGCGTTTTCGTAGATGCATTTCTGGATAAGGTCTGAGGCCACCATGAGCTCTTCCTGCAATTTTTCGGTTTCGGCTTCCAGTGTGGAGGTGTCGAAGGCAATGTCCAGCGAAGCCCTGAGCGGCGAGATAATTGCGGCCTTTTTGCCAATCA